CGCTAATAAAATTGTGACTACATAAAACCCTGGCTATGCCAGGTAAAATTTTCATCATCAAAAATAATACGGCATAGCTCAGGGACAAAAATACTGCCCCCCATCTCAGCCACCGAGATGTGGATTTTGTTTTTCCTGCTGGAGAATCGTATAACTCCACATTTTCTGTTACGGGGTGTCTGTCCCCGCGAGCCCAACATCTATGAACTAGATGCTGGCTCTGATTCCTGTGGCACTCGCCAGGCCACAGGAGCGCCGGTAAAGAATCCAAGATTATAATCTTCACCAACAGATACGAAACAATGGATTGCTGGTGCATCCACTGTTAGTGCCTCCCAAATGGTAGACATCTGGTGATAAGTTTGAAAACCCGCTCCAGGCCCCGTTTGATTCGCTGCCTTAGCAGGAAAGAATCGAACGTTGGCATAAAACGGAATTTCAGCTTCAATCACTGGATTTTGTCTGGTACTCGTAACTACAGCACCATCCCAAGTATGGGGTATTAGAACTTCATTCTGTCGCACGCGATCAAATTGACTTCCACTACCCTGTGTAATCATGGTGGTCTCCTGCTGATCATAAAACCCTCCAGGTGATGCTTCACGACGAACCATCATAAGGGAGGTTTCTTCATTATTGCCACCAGCCCGAAAGTACTTCCATCGTAAACCACCACGTCTGCAAGTAAATGCAGGTGTAATGTAGTTTAACAGCGTCATCTTGCAATAATTGTAAGGTGTAGCTGCAAACGGAACAATTGTTTCATGAACGGCCCCAGGTGCATATCCCCGATAATACGGAAAATTGCTATTACGTAAAGTTAATAGCGTAGGGGAAATGATAGCACCAGCCGGGGAAACTGCCGAATGATAGTTGTACCGTTTCAAACATTGACGAAATGATGTCACTGGGTCTCCATAATACACACATATTGTATGATCCTGATCTGACAATGGCGTTGCCATCGTGTGTGATGGTTCTTCTTTCATCGGTTCATCCTCACGCTTCGTAAGATCCGCATCAGGTTGATTCATTGGTTGACTTGAAACTTCAGCCATTTGAGGAGAGAAAATCTCTCCCATCTGAGGTTGAAACCAAACCAAATCCTGGATATTCCTAGAGTCAGGATCGAACACCTCAAAATCAGATCCGACAGACACAAATACATTCACTTCAATGTCATTGTTGACAATGGAATTGGGTACGGTCAAATCGTTCACCACATAAACTGAAATGATACCATTCGCATTATTACCAGGATCAGCACCAAGAGCTGTGGTAGAATATGGTATAGTATCTTGAATTGGATTGCGGTGGTTAATTAAACTCTTCTCATGACCCCAACCAATCTCAACGGTAAAATCTCTCTCCTTTGCAAGATCGATAATATACGTATAATTTGTGTTATATTCATTAGTAAGTGGATATGATGGATCATAAGTAATCTTTAAACGTCCCTTATGGAAAGAAGACGCAACAATTTGAAAACGAAATTTCATCGAACCCCGCCATCTACGAAATGGTAAAGTTGCAAAGCAACATGCAGGCATATGGAGTTCGTTAGATCGCTCATTCCACAAAACAGGTGAAACTTCTGAATTCCACAAAAGTGTCTCTGCAGGATCTGCTACAGCCCACCCGAACTGCGTTAAGAAAGATTCTCGTTGTGCAATGGACTTGATTGTCATCTCATCCGTTGAACCGAGACCCATCACACGCGGATCGACAGTAAGCTCTTGTTTGACATCCAAAGTTAATTTCTGTGACGTGTCAGGAACATTGGTATTAGCCATGTTTCCCAACAACGTTGGCTTATACGGTGTAATATCCGCAAGCTCTATTGGTCTCGAATACCCAAACATTGAAGCAATACCTGATACAGCATTCGCTGCCATTGCCGTGGCACGCGCATACATTCCTATACCAGGTATATTACTTAAAGCGCCAGCAGCCTTAGCAACAATACCGGCTGGGCGCGATACTGGACCCGTACCATATTCATCCTTTACTTGAGGATCAAAAATCTCTCCCATCTGTGGCGATAGAGCACCTGGCTCATTTGCCGTAGGAATACAAAGAGAGACTTCTTCTGCCCAAGCAAAAACAGAGACAATCACCTGATCTGTTGCTCCATTGGCATGCTTCAAATTCTGCATACCATGAATGATAATATCACCCATTTCCCTCCATTCCTGATTTGGAATGCGCAATGCATTCTCATACCAAACAAACGGAAGAGTTAAAGTTCCACCTTGACTGGTGGTAGGATCTAAATATACATGTGGACGCTGACTGGCAGCTACAACATCTTCAATGAAAAAGCTACGATCCTTTGTGAAAGCATCCAAATTGTGTAAGGGTATATATGAAGCAATTGCTCGCCCATAATGAAACCCATTACCATTAAGAACAATGCGAACTTTCAGTTTGCAACGCAGAAGATTAAAATTCGTGATACGATTCAACACCCTGGTATTTTCAAAGAAATCTTGCCAGGGATTAAATTTCTCAAACAAATTCATACCCGTTGCCCAACTGTAAGACCGAATTTTAACCGGACGGGAAAAGAAATTCCCTAAGCTAGCATCGTCTGTATCAGCTATATTAAATGTGGGATCTGGCATACTGTCCACTGTATAATCCCACTGAGGAGTCTGATCACTAAAATGTATATTCTGGTGCTGAGACTCCAAATTTTCCTCGTTTACTGTTATATTAAATTTATTTATATTTTTATTCATATTAGCAAGTCATTATTAACGAATATGTGGAAGACTCAATCCACAAATCGTGTGTCAATCTTGCGTATGGCGAATACTCCCCTAAATAGGGGTACTTTACGGGGAAAGTGCCTCTCTCTGCAAGCCTATGCTCTGTCCTATGATTGACTAGTTGGACAAGCATGGTCATCCAATACAGAGAACCTCCTTTTGGTTATATATAAATTAGACATGGTAGGTTACGCCTAGAGGGATGCTTTTAAATGTCGTCCCAAGACTGTGCCGCTGCCTAAACATAGCGTTTCTTCCAGGTTGCTAGCCTGTCATCATAACTTTCATGAATGACGGTACAACCATGTATAATATCCGCTCGTTTGGCTACCTCTATCATTTGTTTGCGGCGTTGCTCATAGACTTCACGTCCATGTGAAAACCATTCACGAAGAGCTCCATCAATATTCTGCATTGACTGTTGTTCTTTCGTAAGTGCTTTAGATTTCAATGTGGCATGCAAACTCTTAAAAATCGAATCTTCATCGAGTGCTCCCATAATCAACCCAGTGTCTTCACAATAAATGTTCTTTCTCTTAAGCAGATCTGCATCCGTATCTTTCATATACGGTGTTGGCTCGGACTCCTTGTCTGGCATAGTAAACTTCATATCATGATCTTCCAAGAAATTTGCTACTGAAATGTGGTTAAATTCATTAAAATTCTCATGAACTGAACTTTTTGCATCATCTCCATATGTAATTAGTGCACAAACTTCCTGAAAAATCGGAAGATCCTCACGATCTTTATAGATCTCAAAATATGCACAACGAAACAATAAAGCGTTCACAATAGAATTGATATAAACAGTCAAGTTTTGTCCCGATGGATTAGACCCAAAATGTTGAATTAAATCACCATTATAAGCCATTAATGGATAGCAAATATCTGTAGCAATACCCTCCATGATAATCAAATCACGATCGGTATATCCACAATGCTTACCAATATCCATCATAACACGGAACGCAGAAAACATCACTTGAGCAGGCATACGGAGATCGTACTTACTATAATCTCCTGCAAGAATACGGTCATCGCCAAACTGTTTGATGTGCTTGGCCAATTGATCCCATTCAGGACCTTGAGCATTCACACCAACAGCACACTCCGATGTTAAAGGCATCATGGACAAAACACGAGCAATTGGGAGAAAGTACTTACGTACTAATAACTGCAAAGCAATAGGTGCTCCCTGAAATACTCTGACCTTGTCCTTGGTCAATTTTGTTGGCTCGTCTTTTAAACAAGCCTTAAAGATGGGATAAGCTCTTTCACCATTTAAATAGAGATTTTCCATCCCTTCTGCATGTATCCAAAATCTCTCATCAAGTTCAGCCGGACACTGATGTGTCGTATGTTCCTCAGGTTCCAAAAGTTCAATAAAATTTGACTTTGGGCCAGAAAGAGGATACCCAATTGACGTGTTAGGTGGCATTTTATCTATGAATCTAACTCCATCAATTCCACAAACAGTTTCCATCCGATTAAGAGGTTTCACTTGATTCCTCAAACTTGTCAAACTATCTAATTCCTTTAAAACAGGTTTAATGTAGTCCTTACAAGCTCTTTCAAGCAAAGACCCCTCAATACCACATGATGGCTTTGTAGAAAATTGCAAAGATGCCTGCCAAGGCCATCCTTTGCGAAATTTTGGACCACCCCACTTCTGAGGCACACCACACACATCCTCCACATGTGGAGAAATAACAGTTTCTTCCACATCAGAGTAATAAGATGCCCGTCCTTTAACTTGACCATAATACTTGCAATTAGTACCTTCAGGTAAAAAATTAATAGGGCTCTTCGGATGAACTTCTGCATTCTCATAAAATTGCACATCATATAGTTCTTTGGGAATAACCCCCGAACTCTTAGATAAAACAACTCCTGGTAAAGTGCGCAATTGTTCAAATGCTATATCGAACTCATTCTTCAATAACAATCCACTACAACCACGAGTTTCACCATTCTTTCCACCTAAATGGAATCCCCCAATAAGAGGACCTTTAGTCTCTGTGATCAATGGTGCAATACACAAGCCCTCAAAAGTTTCAAACTTAAGATTATATTTAGCACCGAAAAAGTTCGCAGCATGTGTCATAACTTCATCAACTTCCATGAACAATTTTGATCCCACACAAGAACCATCACTTTTCTTGTAAGTTAGGCGAGCTGGCACACTAGCAAATCTCGCAAGTGGAAAATATGCCGTCAGATCCTTCCAATCCCCTCCATTGGGGACCCAAACCACAGACAGATCAGTATTGGGAATATCAACACTGTTCTTACGATACAAAAAGCATTCAAAATTGCCCCCAATCTTACTAGGATCATGACGAACAAAACTTGCTTTAATATCATCTGCTTTCCACATATGCTGAGGAACTATGGCAACATTAGACTTTGGAAAAAAGGCATCACATTCAAACATACGAACTTTTCCCAAAGTCTTAACTTGAATTGTCATATGGCTCAAATTGGCGTTAACTAACTTCTCTAACTGATCTGGAGTAGTTGTCTTAGCTTCAGAGCTACATGGCATTTCAGATACCACAACTCCTGCCCAAGGATTAACTTCTGAATCTCTTTCAATGATTTCTGTATTAGAACTCGGAGCCAAATTGCCTTGTGGTGATGGCACAACTTTAAAAGCTTTCCAAATTTGTGCAATGGCATAACAACAGGCGATAACAGAGCAACAACCAGTTATCCACTTCACATGTTTATCACGATAAAGTTTAAAAATTTCTGGCATAGCTGCATTATCACTTGCCACCTCTTGATAAAGACGTTCCTTCTCATATTGAACCACTCCGGATATTCCGGTAAGTGGAAACGCTAGAAGTACCATCAAAAAAGGTGAAACACACACCATCAAAACAAAAATAAAAAACATCAAAAAGATATGATTCAAATATGCATTACGAATACGTTGACGAATTTCCTGTTCTCGTGTGAACCATACAATGTTCTTCATCCACTCTTCATTAATCCATTCGGCAGGAATATAATTTGTCCATACTACCCAAGGAGATGTTTCGAGCCAATCAAGTCTCTTCAAAAGCTTATCAACTGTCCACTCTTCAATCTCATTGGCCCAATAAGCAAATCTTGGACGTAATTTTCTCTCCCATGAGCGATACTTGGGATACATAGCACGTACAAGTTTCTCACCTAGTTGATTATCAAGAATCTCTAATTCTTCCTCTGCGTGATATCCTTCACACATAGTACAATAACCAGTTACACATCGATCATCAATTCTTGACAAATATGTGTGATTATCTCGACAACAAATACATACATCAGGTATAGGGTGTCGACATTCTGGACAAAGCTGCAATTTCCCAGCTAAATTATTACTATCATTAACGAATTTCTTCTGATTAGCATAAAATTTGGTAGAATCTTGTCCAATCCATCTAATCAATTCTGGTAAACCAATATCTTTCAAAGGCCGTCCATTCCATTGGACTATCTCCCATCCAACAGTAGCTGCTTTTCCTTTAACTCCGTTCGATATAGGAAAGGACTTTTCAACAGTAATATCCCAAAAATCAGGAATTAAAGGAGCGCCCTGCGGAAATGCAGCTTTTACCTTATCTTCATTCAACATGTCATGAACAGCATACTCTGGTTTTACTTTAACAGTAAGAGTAATGCGATCACGGCGTGTAATTGAAGCAGGTTCATTAGAATAAGTAGTAGCACATGTATCTTTAACATTCTTCGTACCAATAACGACCTTAGGTTCAACAGAAACCTTTCCTTTCATATCAGCTTCCGCCATGTTCGCATAAACACGTACATTATTGACTAACTGAATCATCAAAGAAGTTGGAGCACGTTCGACAAAATCTGCCTTCGTATTTCCAATATCATCAATTAACACTCCATTGGTAAATGACCTAAAATTTGACCAAAACTTATCCTGTTCATTCAACGTTACAATTCGATCATCTGCAGCACAGTAACCGTTATGCAACAAAGTTGTTACCATTAAAACATTGGAAACAGTAGATTTTCCAACAGCTGTGCCGCCATAAACTCCTATCGAATATGGTGCTTCACGCAAACCACCTTGGACACGAGTCTGACGAAATGTTGCCTGCCACAATCTAAGCGTATCAAGTTTCCTACGAAGAATATTCTTTTCTACAGGACCACGCGAAGTTGTAACAAGTACATTTGCTTTCTCAATACATTGCGCTAAAAGAGCTTCATAATCATTCTCACTCATATTTTCGTATTTTTCAAGATTACCACACTTGGCATATTCTTGACAACGAAGACACTTGGAATAAAGTTCTTCAAATTCCTCATTTTCCATATTACCATATAATAAAGGCTTAATTGATCCACGCTGAAAACAAGCATAGCCACCTTCAGAAAAGTAGGTGACTGTCTCAAACGCGGCATCAATCAAATCAACAGCAGATGCATGTTTAGTAAACGCACCAATGGAAAATAACTTCATGCCGCCAATTTTAAAATCAAGGTCAGCAGATTCACACAATCCTAAAGCCAACGATAAGCTCAGCACGTGTGAAATCTTCTTAAACCCTTCATTCCGAACTACAAGAGTCCAATTCTCTTGAAGTTCTTTCAAAAGTAAAAGCCAATTAGGTTTATCTTCATTTTTAACGCCAAATTCACCAAGTTGTGGATCAAATTCAGCATCCAACACCTCAGAAAGGTATTGAGCTGCCGCATTTGCAACACTTTTGGTATAATGGGTTTTTAAATAAAGAAAACAAGTACTAAGAAAGCCGGTTACAGTTGTACAATCTTTGCAAGCAAGAAAAAGAGCTCCTAAATTTTCAACCTTGTTAAGGGTGTCATCATCAATGGATATTCCTTCAATATTTGCAAGATTGGAAAATGCCGTTGCAATAGCAACAGAACCAATCTGGGGAGTGAATTTCTCACGCTTCCCAGATTTCTTCGGCCTTTCCTTTTTCCCCTGTCCACCACAGGGGTATCTCTTATTATGCTCGATCACACGAGCATTCTTGTTCCTAAACCATTTCCTACGGGCAATTTCTTTCTCAGAAAGTTCTCCCATTTGGCTGTCTAAGCGACAAGGCCAACCTAAAAAATACCAACAAATCATTGAAAAAATGATCTTCAGACAATCCATAAATGGATCTCTGGCACTGGGTGCAAGCCTTTGGCATACTTGCGTCTCCCGAACACAATTTCCGTGTGTACTAGCCTGATAAATAAATGTCATGCTGTGTTCAAGATAAAAGGAACATGGTTCCTTAATCATCAATAAATCGAGAAATTACTTCTCCATGTAATATCAAATACACGATCAAAAGCCGTCTTACGTAGCAAGCTACAGAGTATATGTTAACTCCAAACATTGCGACTATACTATTTCGTGTAAATCCTTTACATGTCCTAAAAATTTGTTCAAATCAAGTAGCAACAGTACCTTCATCGGGTGCCAACCCTTAGTATACTGAATTCTAACTAGCTGCCGGAACAACAGCTTAAATAAATAATGCTTGACCATTACGTCGACCCATGCTAGTAGGGTACATTTTCATCGTTTTACTCTCAAAGAGAACGCCTTTTCGGCAAAAGAAGATCAATCAAGATCATCAACAATCAAGTCAGGATTATCAATCCATAACCGATTACCAGACAGGTCAGTCTTACCTGTACTAAACTGTAGTCTATTACTAAACTATAAAATGCGAATCCATGTTTCCACAATCATGTGCCGAAGCACAAGGGACGCGCCTTCCAAAAGGAAGGTACACATCAGTTCAGTAAACCAATCATAAAGAGTTTGAGGAAAACTCTCTCATGGCTACCTATATTTCAAATTTGTCATCCTTCATACGTCTGTCTTACGTCAGAAATGACTATCCTCATGACGGAAATCCCACTATCCCAGGGAACGGGTATGATAAAGTTTGTAAATACAAAATGAGTGCACAGCACTCCAAATCAGCGTCGTAACGCTGAAAAGGAGTTACTATGAACTCACAAAGGGCGTCGTAACGCCAATTACAACAATGACTCCGCACACGCTAACGCGTGTGCGGAG